TCAAACTCCATTTTTAAGACTCGTAAACAAAATGGATCTGTAGGTAAAATAAATTGATTTGCAAATTCAAATGCAGGAGTCGTTGCTGATTTAGCAAGAGAAGCTCGTGTTATAGAAAAATTAAACGCATGAGATCTTAATAAACTATCTCGTGCAGGTTCATATAATGCATTACAAAGTCTAGCTCTTTCCGTATCATCTGATAAAGATGTTATTGGACTATCACCTAATCTTCTTAATGCATTGGAACAAATTGATACTTCAGTTGCCATAATGCCCTTAATATAGCAAAAAGGGTGCTATGTTTCAAGCACCCTTTAAGTTTAGTCTACTACATATGTTACAACCATTGTAATATCACCTGCAGCTTGTGTTGCTGCAACTGTTTCAATGGTTAGTGCTATTCTTAATGGAACTTTAGGATCTGAACTTAATCCTGCATCTTCCCATATAAAATTAGCAACTGCATTAACATTTCTTGCTTCAAATGCACACTCAATACCTGCTGTATTTGCTGCTTGTAAAGTAGTAATTGCACTTGCATATGCATCTCTATCAATAACTGCTTCTGCAGCATAAGCTGTTGCAGAACCATCTGTATCTGTAAACTTAGTACCACCTGCATAAATACCAACATCTGTTGCCATTGCAGGAGATCCATTAGAATCTAGATCATCATTGTAGAGCATAATACTCGTTACTTTTGCATTAGAAGGTAATTCTGCCATAACAACAATATCATTGTCATCTAAATCACCAGTAGCACAAGCAACTGTATCAGCAAAGACTCTCATCTTTCCTTTTACATTTCCTGCTTCTAATGCAACAAATGGTGTAGCATCAAGAGCAGTAATTTCTATACTTTTTTTAGTACCCATGATTTACCTCCTATTCTGTACAAGCGATTTCTACCATTTTCTCATCTTCAATACGAGTCGCACCGATAGACATAGATAGAAATACTTGTGTAGCATAGTTCTTGTCTGCTCTTTCAGATATCTTTGTTTGAATATCTGCTCCTACAGCAAGACCTATAGCTGATTGACAAAAACCAAGTACTTGACGATTTGGAGTCGCATCAAGACCTAGTCGTTCTGTTCTAATGAAATTAAAACCTAAAAATGTATCAACATCACCTTGAACCAATGCTTTTACAGAATTAAAATCTGCTGAAGTAACAGATGTAATTCCTAGTAAATCTGCAAGTTGCCCTGCTGTTACAAGCATAAATCTTGGCTCATCTGGATCTGTGTCATTTTTATCCAAAATTTCTTTAGCTGCTAATAGTTTAGCTAGTGTTAATCCTGCACTACCATGAGCTACTTTTTGAGCTGAAGGTAATGAAATAGATGAACCACCAGATACTCCACCAAGTGCAGTACCAGTCGCAGCTGCAATGATTGCGTCATCCATTGCTCTACCCATTGCCCACGCACCTGCCATAGCATATTCAGATTGTGGTGAGATTAACATTCTTACTTTATCTTCCTGGTCAATTAAATCTGCCCAGTCATAATCTTCAAGACTTACTTTTCTTCTAGAATGAGGGGTATCCATTCTTGGTGTATCAGAATGTCTTGAAGTTCTTTTTTCGGCTGCTGAAGATCCAATTCTTTCAAAAAAATGCGATTTCCCTGTAACTGTTTCAGTTCTAACTGCATCTCTTAGTCTTGAACCCTTTTGCTGAGCCAAATGAAAAACATTACTTTTGTACTGTTCTACAAAAGCTGTTGTAATTTGAACACTCATCAAATTCTCCTTATTAAATTAATATTATTGTTTAATGCAGTTTTTATCCAAAAATGGGAAACCTCATTTAAAGTCTGCTAGACTAATCTATTACTTATCCTTTGCAGGGGTGTTAGATTACAATAACCTTAACATAGAAAATTTTATTTGCCAAATACTTTTTCATGTAATTGTCGCATATGTTCAACAGCTTGTAAATGCTCTCTATGTTTACCATTATGATACGGATGTTCTCCATCATCCATAATGTCCGTAATTTCTTGTTGAGCATCTAACGGAGATGTAGCTAAATTATTATTTTGCGTATTTTGTGCCATATCTTCTGTTACTTCTTTACCAAGTCTTGCAAACATTTTAACAACAGCAGGTATATTTCCTGCTTCTCCATTCATAAGTTCTGTTATTTCTGGATCACCATATACTTGCAAAGCTCGTCTTGCATTACGAACATTTATATCATACTCATGACCCCATTCTTTTTTTAATGATTCTTCAGTATGTTGTTTTTGTACTGCAATATCTGTTTGATATCGTTGTGCTTGTGCATCAATGTTCTTTACTTGAAAATCAATAAGTTGTTTTACTTGCTCATTATTTAATCCAATGTTATGTGCAACATTTTTAAACTGATTAATTTGATCTTCTCCAATATATTCTGTATGAGTTTCTGGAACAGCAACTTCATACTTATCTGCTGTTTCTGGTCTACCTAATTTATTATAAACCTCCATATGTTCTTCTGGAGTCTTAGGTATAGGAATACGATTTCCCATTTGTTTTTGTTGATGTACTACTGTTTTTGCTAATGACTCTACATCTTTAAAATTTTTTAATGTAGGATCGTTTCTTAAATCTTCTGATAGTGTTGATTTCCAATCTTGATTATCACTTTCAGAAGGTCCTAATACAGTTTCTTGTGCCACAGGTTGTGGTGCAACTTCTGGTGTAGGATTAACTTCCGTTGTGGTCTGTTCTTCCATCTTGTTTTTTCTCCTTTATTAAGTTGTTAATACGAAGTATAACACTTCGCTGTCCTTCCTTATAAGCTGTTTCATAAGGATCTTTACCATAAGATATTCTATGGTAATACGCAGATTCAAGATCTGCTAATACTTCTTGCCCTTCATTTGTAGCAAAAGTAATTCTATAAAAATTTTCTAAATCTTTTAATTCCATATTTATCCTAACAATGACTCTGCTTTTGTTCCTTTAACAGCTTTTTTTCTTTCTTTAGTGTACATTCTACCTACTGGTGAAGCTGTTTGTGCTTTTTTTACCATTTTAACAGAAGGGAAATTTTTTAATTTAAAAAAGTTACCCATTATTCAATAAACCCTTCTTCTCTCGCTCTATCTTCTGCTTTTTCAAATCCCTCTTGTGTTTCTGGATTACCCATTTCTTTCATAGCTTGACTTTGTGTCAATGCCATTTCTGCTTGTTGTTGTTGCATTTGCATTTGTTGTTGCATCTGTTGTTGCTGTGCCCTTTGTTGTCTTATCTCTCCAACTTCATCAACACCTCGCATAATTGTTTTTGGTACTCCTAATAATTTACTTCTCATTCTTACTGCTTCATCATGGTTTATATTATCCATAATTGTAGGATCTATTTGTCCGACTTGCATAGCGAGTTGATACAATCTATCTATAGCAACCGATTCTTCCATTCTTTGTGATCGTGCTAATGGTCCTACATATTCTACATCTACTTTTCTTCCTTCAATAATTTCTGGTGCAGGTAAAAATGCATTGCTTCTTAACATAATACCAAACACTCTTTCTATTAACGGATTTAAAAATTCACTTTGGAATCTACCTAATGTTGGTCCAAGTAATCTTTGCATTAATTCATATCGTACTTGAACTTCTGTAGCTGTCATTTGTGGACCTTGTTGTAATTGCAACTGATCTGAATAGTATGCTTGTCGTATAGCAGCTCGTAACTGATTTTCTTTCATATCTGTTATTTGCCAATTAGTAGCAACTTGTAATGGTCTTACTGCACCATCACTTCTTACAACAGTTAATCCACCTGGTGTTACTCTTACTCTACCAATTACTCCATCATCTGTTACAAGTAATGGTGGATCTATAGCTTTTGCCCATGCTTTTAATCCTATTTCTACTGCTTTGTTTAATGTTTTAATATCTGGCAATGCATTGTAACTTGGACTTCTTCCAAAAACCTCTCCTGTTGCTTTTGCCCATCTTGGTACTAAGTATGGAAATTCATTATATCCTCCATCTCTAACAACCATTTGATCTTCTTCACAAACATGACATGAATGAAAAGGTAATTTTGTTTTTCTTTTTTCTCCTGTACCTCTTTCGTAATCTTCTGTAGGTTCTACTGCATGAATAAATACAAATTCTTTATCGGGTTTTTTGTCTACAGCTTCTAATAACTTTTCTCCTAAATTATCTTTACCAAATTCTTGTATAGCTTGTCGTGCTGTTAATTTATATCGTCTGTATAAAGTATCTACCTTACCATTAATACTTTCTCTTATATAAAATTCAGAAATATGTAAGGTATTAAAATGTATAGCATCTACATCAAACCCTTTTTTTGCTTCTTCTACAAATATTGCTCCTGTTCCTATAGAACATAAATCAAGATATAACTCATGCACTTCTGTATTAAAATTGGTTTCGTTAAACAAGTCATACATTTTTTGTGCAGAATCTTCTAACCATAACTGCACATCTCTATCTCTATTTAATGCATCTTCTCTTAATTTTAAATGAAACCATTGTAAGGATGGTGAAGTAAGTGTGCCATGTAAACTTGCAGCTAATAAATTATTTGCAGTAATAGCTGTAGAATCAAATAATACTTCGGTTCGTGCTTCTCCTTGAGATCGTACAAATGTAATATCTGCTTTTCTTGGCATAACATAATCTAAGATTGTTTGCCAATGATCTTCCCATGTCTGCCTTTCGCCTTCCATTGCAGACATTCTTTTTTTTATGTAACTATAATTTCCCATTAGCCACCAAGTATTGTTTTAGAAGTCGGTGCTTCATCTGTTACACCTTGACCACCTGTAAGTAATGTACCCATTCTCCCTTGACTTTTTGTTTTTACCATTGCTTGTCTTTCTGCTTCTAGCTTTGCTTCTGACTCGGCAACTTTGTCATCTACTGCTGGATCAGTAGGGGGTGGCATTTGTGGCATTGCTTTACCTCCCATAATATTCTCCTTTATATATATTTACATTCATTTCTTAATAACCCATATACTATACCATCAAAGTATTGCATACCCTTTTTTACAACTTTTCTAATTGTGCCTTCTTTTACAAACCCTGCTGACTCAATTAATTTTTTACATCTTTCATTTTCTGGTGTTGTCATAGCTGTTATCCTAACACACTTACACTTAATAAAACAATACTCAAATACTTCTTTTGCAAATGACCTTCTCATAGCTTTAGGATCATCTAATGCTAGATGCATCCAAATGTTATGTCCATCATAATGTGAAAAGATTGCTCCTCCTATTATTTTATCTTCATCTAAGTATGCAATAAACGAAAATCCATCATTTAAACTATGATGAATATTTGCTCGTGGACTTACAAAATCTAAAACTTGTTTTCTTAATTTATTGTCAGATGAAGAAGTAATCATTATCTTGACCTCATAAAACTTCTTGCTTGTTCTTTTGTTGTTATATCATTCATAAAAGTATGTAATCGTTGATCGTAATATCTTAATTGTGCATGAGTATTTCTACTAGGATATTTAATTTTTGATTTTATAGCTTTTTCTACTGCTTCTTCTTGAGAAACTTCTCTGCCATTATATACAGTAGGTATTAAGGTTGGCTTTCCTTTATTAAGTTTTGGATTATCAACTTGAATAGTACGAACAGTATTTAAATTACCTCTTTCATCTGTTTTAGTTTTTCCTAATGCAATGTTTCTAAAATGATGTTGCATAATAGGATCTTTTTTTAATTTTTTAAATTCACTTCCTTGTAATTCTTTTTTAGGTAAACTAGCATCTTTAGGAGGTAATTTAATTTTACTTTGGTTTCCCATTTAATATCCTAATATTGTATCTGTACTATTTTTGCTTGTTAATACAGATCCCTTACCGATTCCTGTACCACCAAGTTTAGTAGGTATTTTCTTTTTCTTTTTTTTTATGGTTTCTTTTTTTACTATTTGTTTTGTTTCTTGTTTAGCAGGTTTTTTTACCACATCTTCAAATGAAGTAATTTTACTAGGTTCTTTAGTTCCAGGAAATGCAATTTCTTTTATAAATTTTTCTCTACCTATACTTCCACCCATTTTAACTACCTAAGATTGTTCTACTTGTACCCGATTCTTCCATTTGACTCATTACTGATCCTTGACCATATCCTGCTCCCCCTAATTTACCTGCAGCTTTTCTCTTTCGTGCTGATGCTTGAGCTTCTGTTTCTTTCGGTTCTGCTTTTGGTGCAGGTGGTGGTGGAGGTGGTGCTGCCTTTGGTTTTGGTGGTGAAAATATTCTTGAAACAAATCCCATGATTAACTCCTTTTCTTTTTTTTAGGAAACCCTGCTTTCATATTTGCATATGCTTTAGGGGTAATAGTTGATTTTTTTTTAGAACGAGAAGTTCCAGCTTTTTTACGAGCATTAATGTTCGCATAGAGTCCAGGTCGTGCCATTATGCTCTCCTACTTTTAGATTTTAAAATTTTCTTTTTTAATGCAGTCGGTAGTGTTTTTTGTTTTGCAGTTAATTTTTTCATTTTCATGTTTTTTTACCTTTAATCATTTTTTCAAGTGTTGCAGCTTGTGCAGCATGAGATTTAGATGCTTTCTTTAATCCTGCAATTACTTTTTTTACAGTTACTTTGTTCATCTTTTTTTCTTCATTGGTTTCTTCATTTTCATTTTTTTAGCAGGTCTCCCTACTTTTGATCCGTATGTTCCTTTTCCCATTG